CCAGCACTATATAAATGAGCGGGTAAAGTTCAACTGCTGCCATCTACATACCTTTTTCTTGCAGAGGTGTTTTCTATCTTGACCAACACCGATTTCAAATGTGCGCAGATTAAGCTCATTTCGTGCATTATTTCCAAGTCAGTAATCTCGCTATCGCTGAGGTTGTCTTTAATATAGCGCATCGTCGGTTCAAGCATCTTCAGCTGGCAATAGATAGACTGGGCTTTAGTAGGTATCTTCATCTTCGCTCTCAATTTTTAAATGTTCCAACAGGTCACACATGATTAACGCGTAATTGGGTTTTGTCTCTTCCAGCTGCCTGACAAACAAAACCGTTTCGCCTTCGCGGGCTTTCGTAAGGCTTTTACTTCGCAGCAGCCAGCATATCCTTGCATCGTCGTCCCATATTACGCCAGTAAGCGCGTCGTTTAGGAACTTTTCTAGGTTGTCACCGTCTGGTCTTTTGTTATGAGGGACTAAATGCTGTATGCGCCTTATTCTCTCGGGAGAACTGAGCCCAGCAGGGATTCGGTAATGCGTGATAACAAGCAAAGGGCCTTTCATTAATGGGAGGTCGTAGCCGGCCAAGCAGCTGCGGACATAATCAGTGCTTTGCATCATGCCTTTTGCGCTAGGATTGTATGAGCCCGACCTGCCCATTCTTACCGCTGCTTTTGCTTTCGGAGTGTAGGGGATTACCACTTTGCAACTTAACATATTGGTGCCATGTCATAAATTTGAATATTGTTTTTGGGGAGTTGCTGTAAAACTTTTCTGCATCGATTTTTACGATTTGGCGGTATGAGTTAAATAGGCCGTGACGTAGCATTTCCAGAAAGGACAGCAAGTAGTCACAAACTTCGTATGACTTAACTGCCGGCGTTTTCTCGCTTTTCAATTCACTGACCTTTACAGTTACATTACTTGGCGGCGAAACATAGAAACGAACAATTAACACTACGGGGGTCTTTGAGTTAAGCTGAGCTCGGAACCAGCACCTGAGCAGCGAACGCCACTTCTTATCACGGAAGAACTGCGTAGTATGAAGGCGCTGACCGATCCTGTATTTGATGCTATAGATCAGCGGCTCCCCTTCTAACGTAAGTTCTGAGTCCACCACGCCAGATTGAAGTATCTTCTGCTCTTTGATGATCTGCTTAAGGCTCATCAAGGTCCTCTTCTTCGCACTCTATCGCCGATTCTATGATTTCATCGGAAAGCTTACAGATCAGCTCCATCAAAAGGCCTTGCATCCGGTTTTTTGCTTCCTCTTCCGCTATCTCTAGCACATATTCGCATAGAGCCATCCAAGAATCAAAACGGACATTCTTCCCAACTAGAGGGTGCACTAGACCGTACTTGATTCGCTTGCCGGGGATGTGATTGAACTTTCGCTTGGCCATTGTACTCCTGTGGGGTTGCTTCTTTTAAGGCTGCCGTTACAGCGGTTTTAAGTTTTTCTAGATATTCTTTGTTAAGGTAGCTGATTAGTGGTATGTAGTCTGGCTTCTCTTGGTCAGGCTTTTTAATCTCTTTCTGCGGGAAACTAAACCAACAGTTGTTTCCTTGCTGGAAGTGACGGCAATCGAGCATCTTCTGGCCGCTGGGATATATAACCAAAGAGAAGAACGCCTTTAAAGCGCCTTTGTTTACAACCCTGTATTGGCCTACCTCTATTTCGTCTGCTGTGTCTCCTACTCTGTATTTCATATGTGCCCTAACTCCTCTTCTATTTTTTTAATTTCAGGCCCTACGTAATCACACAAGACCTCAGCCACTCTCGCTTGTACATACTGCTGCCCTAAGCTTTCCCTGCTGCTCAGAGCCGATAAACACACATGCACTAAGGAGCCGAGACTGTTGAGTCTATCGCGCAGGTCTACGATTGATATTGCAGAGCTGTCTTCATCTTCGACTTCCCTGCTTGGTGTTCCGTCGTCATACATTTGTGCTCGCCATTGTTTGTTCATAATTTGCTTCTTTTTAGCTCTGTATATCCATCCCACATAGGTTCGTAGAAAAGATACGCATTCCCTTCAATACCAAACATGCGGTTTTTTGCTATGCGAACTTTTACTTTGTTTGGATCTGACTGCGGATCTGTTCTTGCGCAGCGGTGTAGAATGATGATGTTGTCGGCGTACTGTTTAATGCTGGATGATCCCTTAAGTCCATGCATTCCAACCTCCTCGCTACCACTTGAAGATTGTCGTGGATGGCATATAAGTAGAAAGTGCATACCAAGAGCAAAAGCCAGTTCATGGAGTCGCTTAACGGTGTCATCTATAGCCTCATGGAGTTTTTCTTTTTTCGTGCTTACAAGGTAGTCTAAGTGATCCAGCATGACGATTTCGATCCCTAGGCACTGCGCTTGCACGAGTTGCTTAGCAAGAGCGTTTATGTCGATACCAATGGTGTTGGGGTTGATATAAACCTTGTAATGAGCAGCCCATTTGTCGAATTGTTCGCTTTCTTGCGCGCTAAAATTGCATACCTTCATAGGGCGCCGCAAAATGATAGATGCTAGCTTACGCATGGTTGTTTCTGGCTTCATTTCCCAAGAGTTTATCCAAACAGGGATCCCTTGCATGGCACAGTTGACCATAAGCTGCGTGCAGAAGGTTGTCTTGCCGGCGCCTGTGTCTGCCGTGACCACTGTTACTTCGCCTTTCCGAAGGCCTTGTAAGTAGTAATCAAGGCATTCCCAACCAGTAGAATAGCCTTTATCTATCTCGTCTCTGTAAGAATGCGGCAGTTCAGAAAGAGGAGTAAGGCAATTCGTGTGAGTGTTAGTAGGACTCCCGAATTGCAAGAAATTCTCTAACTCCTTTTTTTGTTCATCTCCAGCAAATGTTCCTTGCCTTTCCATAGATCCTTTAAGTAGGTGTCAATATGAGGACGCAGTGGGTTATCCAGTTCTACTTCGGCCGGCGGAGGTTGTGTAACAGGCGCTTTTGCAAGCCAGTTAGTGATGAAATTTATGGTGCCTTTGCTTTTTAGCCCCTTCGAAGAGACTAGCCATAAACTCATCTTCTTTAACTCGGAGACAATGTTCACCCCAGGAAATATGTGCCTTAGCTGCTCCATACAGGCAGCGTCGACACCTACAAACTGGGATGTGCCACGATCAAAATAGACAGCCGTACGCTTTTCCTTAGCCACAAATACACGTGATAAAATATTTGGTGGTAAATAATTACATACTTCTGGTAGTGTGAAACTGTGCATATCACACGCGGAGTTGACTGCTCCTAGCCAAAAGTTATAACTAATACCTCGGAAGGGAGAGTTTGACAGAACTTTCTCTTCCTCTTACCAGCCTAACGCTTATCTTGTTTATGCTCAAGTTATTTATTTAGGTTTCCTTATCGCGTAAGACCTGCTACGACGGAAACTTTCTCTTAGCCTTTCATTATCGCTGTAAACAAAATGTAGGGCACCTCTTATCAATTCTTGCACTGTGACGACTCTTCCGGTATTGAGACTTTCCAGCGCAGCTATGTCTTGCAACATTGAGTACATGTCTTTTTCTATCCTTGTAGACACTACTACGTTCTCGGGCAGCGAATTCGGTCTTGCCATTGCCCACCTCCTCACTTTTACAGAAAATACTTCGCTATACCATATCTTTACAAGAATTTAACGAAAGCATTGCTTCATATCCTACCAAATGTTAAATTTAAGTTTAAATTTTACATTAGGTGTTGATGGATTACCCAAGAGTAACAGAGGTGCTTCGTACACATACCAGCTACGATCAAGTGCCGGCGGAAATACTACAAAGGGCTGCGGCAAGAGGCACTACGGTACATTCTCTTTGCGCTGGTATAGCGAAGGGCAACTGGATTCCCGATGGGATGATTGGCGACGAGTTTCTAGGCTATGTCAATTCATTTAAGCAATGGTCTGCAGCGCAAGTGGCTAAGTTCCTGATAATAGAAAAACGTTACATGGACGACGACTTGCAATATTCTGGGCAGCTGGATTTTGTTGTAGAAGGTACGGATGGGAAAATGTACCTGATAGACCTTAAGACCAGTGCAAAACCACAAAAGACCTACCCAGTACAAATGGCTGCATACAATAATTTACTGCAAAAGCATGGGGTTGATGTGCACGGCGCAATGCTAGTGTACTTAAACAAGAACGGCGAATTTCCAGATATACACTTTTTAGAAGACATGAAAACAGAGCTGGAAGTATTTTTGTGCGCTCTTAACTGCTGGCATTACTTCAACAAAGGGAAAAGGCATGGAAAAAAAGATGAGCTCTAATGTATATGAACGTGTTATAGGTGTAATGACAGACATAAGTTACATACAAAAAGGGCCCAAGACAGTAAATGGACAGTATCGATTTGCTTCTCATGACCAAGTAACTGCGGCGCTGCATCCACATTTAGTGAAACATAAGCTGGCCGTTATTCCCTCAGTGGAAAAGTTAACGCAAGAAGGGAACCGAACGATGGTGGACCTTTGCGTGACCTTTATTAATGCCGAGAGTCCAGATCAGCAGTTTAGCGTTCATTACCCTGGATACGGAGTTGACAGCTCGGATAAAGG